CATAATCTTCTCCTAAAAATTTGTATAAAAAAGGGGATCGGGTCAAGTAAGACCCGACCCCCAGTAACAGCTTAACCTGTTAAGGAATTAACCTTAAGAGATTGATGCAGCTGTTTTGATTAGCCAAAGGCTTTCTGGGCGGAACAAGTTCCAACCAGCGATACCGTACCAACCAACAGTTACTTTACGACCGAGTGGGTCAGTGATGTCACCATCATAAACCACACCGAACTCCTGTGCAACAACTTCAGCAAGAGCTTCTTTACCTACAACGTAAGTGTTGAAAACTTCAATGCCACCATCGTTAGCTACTTTAGCTACACGAGGAGTTTCAACGAAAGCTACACCTTCGAATACTGTGATAGTACCGTTGATGATTCCGTCAAGACCGTCGTCCATACCCTGAGAAGGGTTCTGGTATGCACGCCAACCAGCTGCGTCTGTTTCTGAACGGAGGTCAGAAGCAACACGAGGGTCAATGTAGCATACGTAGTGAACACCATCGAAAGGAGCAACGTTAGCTGCACGAAGTTTAACAGCAGCGTTACGAATAGCCTGAGCAGTGATTGTGTCAGTTGCAAGAATGTTATCAACGTCTGTAGAAGCATCTTTAACAACGCCGCCTTCAACTGTAATAACATTTGTACCAGCGTCAAGAACAGCACGAACGATTAGGTCGACGCTGTCAACAAGCTGGTTAGAGATACGGCTAGCAACGTTAGCGTCGAAAGCATTATCAAGGTTTGTTTTCTGAAGGAAGTTAGTTACTACTGTGTAGTCACCGTATTCGTTCAAAGTAACAGTAACAGGTGTTGTGTTACTGAGGGTTACACCAGCAGGGTCAGTAGTGTCATCTGAAAGAGGTGATGTTACTGGAGCGAGGTCTTGGTGAATGTTGAAAACTACAGAAGTACCAGGGTTAGTAGGTGCTATAACTTTAGTATCAGCAATCGCACGGAACTGTGGAGCAGAACGAAGTGCGAGGCGAATGTTTTGGTCATAAGCAGCTTTAACAATGTTGGTAAATGTAGATAGTGATGTATATGGGGCAGCCATAATACTCTCCTAATTTATAATAGATTGTTGAATTTGTTTATTAAATGAAAGCCTGATTGCCTTCAGCTAAAATCGCAAGAATTTCTTTCTGTGATTTAGCATTAGCAACTTTAGCTTCAATGTCCTGAACTGCAGTTGGAGACTGTGAATTCTGTCCAAGATTTTGCAACCTTTTAGTAGAACTAACAGCTTCTTCACTTACAGAGCTAGACTGAGTTTCAGCGTCAGCTTCTGAAGGTGCTGTGAACCCGAAAATATCGGCGTTTTCTTCTAGCCACTCTGTGACTGCTTCTTCGCCTTCGATATTCGCTGGTATTAGTTTAGCAACTTTAGCATTAACGCCTTTGGCATTTAACACATTTTTGATAGATGTTTCACGAGTTACTGTTTTAAGATTAGTGTTTTCTGATTTTATTTCAGAAAGCTCTTTGCCTAAAGCACGAACCTGTTTGCGTAGATTTTTTACTAAATCTGAATCATTTGAGTATTCGTCTTCGTAATCGTCTTCATAGTTATCTGCCATTTTTTTCTCCTTATATTAGTTTGCCTCGCAGACCGCATTTAAATCTAAGGGCAGAATTTAAATGGATGTCCACTACCAGACTTTACGCAATACGGGGCTGGCTGGTCCGTATAGGGTTTTGGGATTCTGCATGGGGGGATCTTAATGAAGAGCAGCCCAGAGAGGATGAGGAACTAAAAGAAATAGATCCAGCCCCACGCAGAATGTTTAGAAATGTTTTTCTATATACTATAAAGGGGTGATATACCCCCCAATATAGACATTTTTTTATAACTTTTTTATAACTTTTTAAAATTGACCTGAAGTTGAAGTGCCTAACGCTTTAGTTTGACTACCTTCACCCATGAAACGAGCACGTTCTTTAGAAGCAAGAGTTTTAACTTTCTGTGTAGAAGCTTGATCAATACCAAGAGCAGCTGACGCAAGTTCAGTAGTACCTATCTGACCTTGATCCATAGCAGCAAGCTTACTTGCTTCAGGAATAGCAGCAGCTGTAGCACCGAATGCTTGACGTGCTTCAGGAGCACTAATACCCATATCAGTAACTTGTTCGCTGAATGTTTTACCAACGTTAATTCCTTGACGTAACGCTTCAGCACCAATCTGTGTAGCTTTATACTGTTTCTCTATAAGAGGTACAGCACGTGAACGATCTAAAGCATATGCTGCAAGGTTGCTATCATCTACACCATAGAAGTCTTTTAATGCTTTTTTGATTTCAGGGTCTGCATTGTTAGCCCAGTCAAAAGCTGTTTTAACACGTGAACCTATTTCAGTAGCTGAAACATCATTAGCAATCCAGTTAGCAAAATCTGTTTTAGGATCATCATAAAAACCTATAGGCATTTTATATGTATCCATAATTTGACGATAACTTGATTCCATAGCAAAATATTCTTGAGGAGTTAAAGCAGATAAACCTTTCTTAATACGTGCGTCATTAGCAGAAAAACGCTGTTTATAAACATCAGTCTGTGGAAGTAAAGCAGTAGTAATAGTGTTAATATCATATACTGGAAGCCACTGGTTTACTTGACCAAGAAGAGAATTTATAGAACCTTCATCAAAACCAAAGCCTTGCATTAAACCACGAATGGCTACACGACTATCATTTGCTTGATTTTGTTGTTGTAGTTTTAAAGTCTGTGCAGCAATTTCTGCAGCAGAAGGAAAAATAGGTGCAGCAGCTTTATTTATATATGCAGAAGGCATAAGTTTACCAGTTAATACTTCGGCACCAACAGGAATATTTGCAGCAGTTCTTGTTTCACCAAAACGTCCTGCAAGAAAATCTTTAACATTTGTATAGTCAGCCATAATACTCTCCTAATTTACGCTAAACCAAAAGTTTTAGCAAGTGAAACAGCAAAATTAGCCATCTCGTTATGTGATTTATTTGTTTGATAATATCTATCATCTGAACGAAGTTTACGTTCAAACTGCCAGGTAGGCATATATGATGCTTTACCACTCTCATCAACTTGACCTAAAGCTTCTTGAATAAGAGGGTCATTCACTGTAATACTTTGTAAAGGAATTTCTAAAAGATTAGCCATGCTATCCATGTATGGTGCAGCAAGTTGTTTAACATTATAACCTTGTTTAATTTCATTTTCCCAAGCTTTATATTTAGTTGCAAGATAAGTATTACGATAAAGTTGTTCAACTTCATCTTTAGTTTTAGTTTGATTAGCAATATCTTTAGCAAGAGTTTCAAGTTCAGTATCAGGAAATTTAAAACCATTATTTTCAGCAAAAGCCAAAAGTTCTGCACGAGCAGTAGCCATAGCCGCTTCAGTTGCTTGACCAAACTGTGATTTAGTAATACCAAGAGCTGCAGCAATTTTAGGATCATTAATGCTTAAAGGATCTGTAATAGTTTCAACGTGAACTTTACCTTGTTGTGCTTTAAGGTATGACTCAAAACGTGTATTGTTTGTAGGTGTTTCACCATCAATTGTAATAACTTTATTAGTTGCTTTATCAGTATATGTTCCATCAGTATTTTTAACAATACCTTTAGAATATTGACTTGCAACAATTTTAGCTTCATAAAGAACTTTTTGTACTTCAGTATAAGTTTTACCATCAGAGCCAGTATAGTCGCCTGTTTCAACACCAGCTTCAAGAATAGGAGTAAAAGTTAATTCAGTTCCAGTTGCTCCTGCTGTGCCTGCTGGTGCAGTTCCACCAGAAGTAGTTGAATTACTTGCAAAAACAGTAGCTTCATCAACATATTTACCTGTTTGTTTATCAAGATACATTATTTTAACTTGACCGTTACCACCACCTAAAGGTATAGGTTTAGGTTCATATCTTGTTGTATCATATTGCTGTTCAGCCATAATATTTTTCCTTTACTAAAATTATCTTAATTGATCGTTACCAAAGTAACGGTTGTAGAAGTCAGAGAAATCAACACTATCACGTTTAAGTTTCATGATAAACTGACTGTAAGCAATATTTAAATCTCTGTTACTTGCAAGACTTCCAGGTTTACCTATAGAAGCACGATAGTTAAGTTCTTGTTTAACTTCTTCACGTTGTTTCAAAAATAGTGAAATAGATTGAACGTCAGCACGGTCAGCATTATCTTTAATCCATTGAGGGTCAGACATAATAGCTTCTAAAGTTTGAACACGATTTTCATATCGAAGACTGTCAGTATTTAAATAATCTGCTTCCCATTCAGGATATTTCTGTTTCAAAGAATTAACAATAGTTTTACGATATGCTGTAAGTTCTTTATCAGTATCAACAGTTGTTCCACGGTCAAGAGCTTCAGCATCAAGAAGACCCATATATTTATTGAAGTCAGCCCAACCTGCTTTAGCTACAGCTTTATTAGCCATTTCTTGAGGTGTCATAGTTGTAAAGAAGTTTTCCCCACCAACAGCTGCTGGATTATCTTGTAACCAAGACCAAGCATAGTCATCAAACTCTGACTGACCGCTAGGATTAAATGCCCAACCACCAAGGTCTTTACCGCCATCGCCTGACATGGAAAGAATATTATTAATACCTTTATATTTTTGAATGTTTTCAACAGTTTTAATATCTGTACCAACACCATAAGTATTCTTTTTTGAACTAATAGTTGCACCAATAAGTTCAGGATAGTCAGTCATAAATTTCTGATCCGCTCCATCGCCAAACTGCTGTCTGTAAATACGGTATTTTTCACGAGCAAGTTCAATTTCTGTAACAGGATTAGTTGCTGCAGGTGCAAACAATGTTGTAAAAAGTTTCAAACCATATATTGCACTAACACGTTCATGTATTTGTTCAGCTGTTAAAGGAACATATCCTTCTTCAGTTCTTGAACGTCCAGTTTCATATGCAAGAACTTGACCATAAGTATTAATATATGCTTGACTTTGTTCGTTCAAGTTCATAACATTTTTAATCCACTGTGGAGCAAGCTGGTCAAAAATAGGTTCATTGCTTGGACCAAAAGGTAGAACATATTCTACAAGTCCGCCACCTGTGCCTGCCATAGCCCATTTAGTTGCTTCATTAATTTCACGAGCAAATACAGGGTTAGAAGATACAGCAGCGTTTGTTGGAATAGAAACAAGAGGACCTACACCTGGAACAGCTTCCCCACCAAACCATACGTTTAGAGATTTAGTACTTATACGTATTTGTTCAGAGTCACCAAGAATAGCACCAAACGGACCATTTTTAACAACGTCACGGATTTCTTTAGACAAAGGAATAACAAGAGATGAAGAGTTCATCATGTTTGTAGGATTACCATCTTTATCAATCCAGTTCATTTGACCTAAGCCTTTGTTAATCATAGCTGCAGTCCATAGAACCATTTCAGGTCTTTCAACAGCTGCAGTTTTAAGAGAACGCAAAGTAAATGTGTACGCTGTAAGGAATGGCATAAATAAAGATAGTGCTTCAGTGAGTTTGCTTCTAGTTTGAACGTTATAAATCCATTTACGCATTTCTTTAATAGCGTTAATACGTGCAGTATCTTGCAAATCACTCAACTGTTTAACAGTTAAAGTTTCACCAAATTTTGCTTCGTTAATATCAACAAGAGCTTTCATTTCTTTTTTGAAATAAGCACTAGCTAAAGGAATGTTAAACAATGTATCTTGAGGAAGAGTAGCAAGAAGATGTGTAGCAGTATCCATTAACTGTTCCATCTGTTTAATACCACCAAAATATTCTGTGTTATCTACAAGACGACCGCTAATAGTTTTTAATGTTTTACCACGCATAAGGTCCATGATTTCACTTTCAGTGATATCTTCACCAGCAAGAAAACGTTCACGAAGTTCAGGCACAGGGAAAAGGTCATTAACTTCATCAACTTTCATGTTAACATAAGTATCAACATCTATGCGATAACCATCTTTATCAGACCTAAATGAAGCTTTATTATATGCTTCACCTACCTGAATTCTATCACTATATTTTTTACCTTCACCAGTTTTTAACCATGCTTTAATTTCTGTAGGAGTTTTACCAGCTGCAAGCATTTTAGTTACTTCATCGTTTTTACCAAAGTAGTTTATATATGCAGCCCAGCCTTCAAAATATCTTGGATTGCTAGGTTCAAGGTCAGCAACATATGATCCACCTTTAGCTTTAACACCAGGAGCTGAAATACCAATACCACTGTTATATAAAGCAGATTGTGTATCTTGAGAACTAGCTTCAGCTTTTTTAATAGGGTTTTCAGAGAAACCTTCAATATCATAACCTCTGTAACTCCACGCTTTATCAAAAACAGAAGTCATTCCAGATTTACGTGCAGTTTCAATACTTCTAGTAATTTTATAGTTCTGCTCAAAAAGACTAGCCTGTTGAGCTTTAAGTTGATTTTCCATGTTACGAAGTTCTTTAACTTTAGCAATAGTAGCATCGAAAGATTCACCAGCGTTAGGATCTATTTTAAAGATTTCAATAATCTTCTGTTCATTTTCTCTATCTTTAGCATTAAGTTTTTCTTTATTAGAAACTTCAGGCATATTAAGTCTGTTAGGATAAACTTCCGCATCAGGATTTTCTGCAAGTTTCGCAGAAATATTATCTGCTTCAGCTTTAGCTTCTTCAAGTTTCTTAGCAATAAGTTGCTTGCGAAGTTTGCGTGCAGGATTAGGATTAGCTTTAGTTTCAGTAAACTTAGGAGAAAGAAGAATAGTTTTTTCACCGTTCTCTTTAACAATAATACGACCATAGTTATTGTCTTCAGCCCATTTAACAAGGTTAGCTTGATTTGCACGCCAAGAACCATCATTAATAGCAGCTTGTAATTCTTCACGTGAAGCATAGCCTGACGCTTTAAGAGCATCATCTGAAAGATTAGCAATATCAGTAACATCAAGAGTTTCACCGTAGGAAACCATTTTACGAGGTTTAGGGTAAGAATTTTCAGGAAGAATACGGTATTCACGTTGAGCAGCAAACTGTGGAGTTTTAGACATAAGGTCTTCTTTAGTTGTAGTTTTCCACTGTTGAGAACCTTTAACACGATACTGTATAATACCAGTTTCACCTGCAGCATCAACAATTTTTTGTTGATTACCTTTACCAGGTGTACGATCAGCAATATCTTTTTGAAGTTTAGTTATATTACTTTGTAAGGCTTCATTAATAGCATTATCTGCTTCTGTAAATCTTGCTTTTTTAAGCAAAACTTTTCTTTCTCTATTAAGAGTTTTAAGTTGCTCTTTCATAGCTATTAATGTTTCATTTATTTGAGTTGTAACAGTAGTTTCAGGAACTGGTATAACAGTAGCAGTTTCAGGTATTGGTTGCTGTGTTGTAGTTTCTTTAGCCTGTTTAGCAGCAACTGCATTAGCCCATTCTTCACCTTGATAATATTCTTTTGCGTTTTTAATATATTCTTTAGCACTATCATCTAAAGATAAAAATGCATCAAATGTTTCTTTATCGTAACCTTCAGGTAAAGAAAAATTAGGATTAGTCTGAGCCCAAATAGAAATATCTTTATCTTCATCTTTTGCAAGTTTAGCAAGAGTCTCAGGAGGTGTATTTGGATTAGCAACAACATCTAAACGAATATTGCTATCAGGATTTTCTGCAAGTTTAGCAAGAGTCTCAGGAGGTGTATTTGGATTTTGTGCAACATACATAACAACATCTTCATTAGAGTCTTCTGCAAGTTTCGCAAGAGTCTCAGGAGATATATTTGGATTTGAAATAGCTTCACCTATTGCACCATAAAAATCATCACTATTTTTATAACTATTAATAATATTTTCTAAAATTTCATTTGAAGTTTTAGAACTTCCTGCAATTTGAATAATAAGATCTGGACTATCTACATTTGGTAAATATTTAATTATTGTATCATATACTTCAGCTGGAGTATTGCTATCCTCAGAAATTACAAAAAGTTCTTGATCTGTTGCATTAGCTAAACGATTATTCCAATCAGCAAGTTCCTGTTCAGATAAAGGAGGAGTTTCAATATTAGCAGCAGACTGTATACCTGATTGAACTTCTTGATTTATTTTATTTGCAGCATCGGTTTCAGCAGCATCAATTTCAGCCAAACGATAAGTATCTTTTAAGTCTGCTTCATAATCACGAATATTATTTTCAAGAATTGCAATTTCGTCATTCTTTTTAATAATAATATCATGAACATTATTACTTTTAGCTGCACGACGTTCAAGAGTAGCAAGTTCTCTACGTGCAATAGCAAGCTCATTACGGAAAGGTTTTAGTTCTGCATTAACTGTAGTAATATCAGTAACAGGCTCTAACTCTATACGAGTACCAGCATTGTCAGAATATTCTCTAGCTTTATCAATATTATCTGAAGTAGCAATAAACTCATTATCATTAGCTTTACTAATAGGCATAACAGTCGCACCATGGAATGTTTCAGTTTTAGTAGCAGCAACTTTTAAGTCTTGGTTTTGTGCAATAACATCTTTATCTAATTCTTTACGTGAAAGATTCTTTACAGCAATTTGTTGAATTTCTTCACGTTGTTTAGCAACTGCTTCAATATCTTTAGTAACCTTCTGGTAAGCACCACGAGTATCATTCATTAAACGTCTTAAACCACCTTGAGTAAAGACGCCATTTTCTCTATACATTTTATTATTATCTATAAGACGTGTAGCACCAGTTTTAATATTTTTTGCAGAGTTAAGAATAGCCATACGACCATCACGACTTAACCATACTTCAGGAGCCATACCTGAAAGTAGAAGAGTTAAACTGTTTGCAAGAATATCACGAGGAACACGAGCAGGACGTGTAAGAATACCAAACTGCCATAAACGGGTAAAGTATCTTGTAGCAGATTCTAAAGAGTTTTTACCATCAAAGAAAGCAGTTTTTAAACCATTTTTATCAGCATTAAAAGCTTTGTTAAGTAAAGCAAAATCCATAGGTTGATAATAATCAACATCTTGAGCAACAGATCTTATCTGTTCTCCAGCTTTAGTATCAACATGAACAACATCTCCAAGAGTCTTATCAGTTTTGTTTAAACTGTCAATAAGACTAGCGTTCTGTGCACGGTATCTTTCACCAAAATCTTTAAGGAATTGGTTAATGTTTTCTGAAGAACGGTCAAACTTTAAACCAAAACCAGTAAGACCATGGTCTTCAATTTTCTTAACAATGTTAAGAAGATCGGTTTTGTTTACAGCAGCATACATTTCAGAAAGTAATTCTTCACGTAAAGATTTACCACTTTCACCTATAGTTGAAGTAAGATAACCACCAAGGTTGTCTTTACGACTAGCAGTAACAGCATCAATTTCGTTAATAAGTCCAACAATTTTTTCAGTAGTTGAGTTATCAATTTCATTAGCTAATGACAAAACTCCACGAGGTGAAGCACCAAAAGCAAAACGTGTAACTTTACCTGCACCACGAACAACTTTATTAATAACAGGAAGGAAAGGATTATCTGATTTTAACTCAATAACAGCATAGTCATTAGTTTTTTCTATAATATTAGCTTTCCATTTAGCAGCACTTCTACTTAAAGCACTAGATTCAAGAGTTTCACTTCTACCAAATTTAATTGTTTCTTTACCTATTTTACTAGCTTCTTCATTAACAAAGTTAATTTGAGTTAAAGCATTACGGAAAGCAGAACTATTGGTAGCTTCATCAACAAGTTCATTAACAGCTGTTTGATATTCTTGAGGCATGTCAATAAAAGAACCAGAAAGTTTATTATTTGCAAGTGCATCCATCTTACGTGCATCAGGACCATTAAAAGCACCATCAAGAGTTAGTTCAAACTTTCCACCATATTTCTTTTGAGCAATAAGTTCAAGCAAAGGTTTTAAATCACTGCCATCAAAAGCTTTAAATACACGTGCAGCGTCTGCACTGTTATCTACTTGACCTAAAAGTTCAGACATGAAACGAGCATTTCTACCGCTGTAACCTTTAGCTTTCAAAACTTGGAAAGCGTAACTTGCATCGTTTTTAGCAAAAGAATCTAAAGTCTTGCGAATACCTGTTTGTTCACCAGCAATTTCTTTAACAATATTTTTTTCTAACTCACGACCAATTGCTTTAGCACCGAATTTTACACCGTTAGTAGCAGTACGTGCAATAGCTCCAGCACCGCCAGCAAAGTTAAGTAAATCAAAAGTCATTTCACCAGATAAGTTAGTGAACTGTACAAATGCATCTTTCTCAAAGTTATCTGAATTGTTTTTGTTATAAATATCAAACTGAGTTAAAGCACCTAAAGTTCCTGTACCCATTTGAGCTATAGCTTCATCGTGTGTTAAACCCATATTAATGTATTGGTTATACATGTTATCGTATTCTTTAGTTAAAGCGTTACCTGCAACAAAGTTTGTACCAGCTGTAGAAGCATACTGTACTGCGTCACCCCAACCAACATCTTTAATTTTGTTTAAATCCCAAGCTTCGCCAAGTCTATTCCAGTCTTGTTCGTCAAAAGAATCACTATTATAAACTGAATCACTTAAACCTCTAGCAAACTGTCCACCACTTAAAGCAGTAGCAACAACAGCTCTGTTTAACATTTGCCCACCAGCAAACAAACCACCAAGCATACCGCCAGTAGTTCCTAAAGCTATTTGATTAAATTTATCAAAACCGTTAAGATTAGGGTTACGTGTTTCAATGTTTTTAGTAACACCCATTAAAGTACCAGCCCATGTAATAGGGTTTATAAGACCTGTAAGACCCATTAGACGGTTATTCCAACCAGCCCAACCTTCAGCATTGTAATCTATACTACTTAAATCAAAAGCAATATTTGCATGATCTACCATGTTTTCTGCTTGAACAACATTAGTTCCAGCGATAGTATTTTCTGTATTGTTTAAATCATTAACCCAACCCATTAAAGACTACCTCTCAATCTACGAACCATATTACGTGTAGCGTCTGAAGCATTAGACTGTTCAGCTGCTTTAGAAAGCATAGCAAGAATTTTTTGTGCTTTTTCAATATCTTGAGGAGAATTTTGAGCAGCTTGAGGTACAGGTGAAATATTAGAACCAGGACCAAAAGGCAAACCTGAAGTGACAGGTTCATTAGGGTTCTGTGTAGGTTCATTTAATCCTATAGGCATAGGGGCAGAAGAGATAGTTTGAGGCATAGGCATACCAGAAGTATCGCCAGGTTGTACAGCAGCAGCCATAGGTGCAGCAGTCTGTTGAGCATTAATTATTTTACCTTCTCCATAATCTTGACCTGAAATGTAACGAGCAGCCTGTACAGGGGTAGTTCCTGGTTGACCATCAGTACGTTGTGAAGCAGCACCTGGACCTGATACAGGTGCAGGATTTGTAGGGCGTTGGTATCCACCGACTCCAGCCATGATTATCTCCTATTTAATATTTCTATACTAACTATAAAGGGGTGATCTGCTATACAAACAGACAAATTAAACTTGACGTTGCTGTTTAATGTTAGCAGAAAGCTGTGCTTTACCGCCTCCAGTTAAACCTGCAAGAAGAGTTTGTAGATCAGGTGTTCCACCTTGAGGAGCAGGAGCACCACCTTGAGGAGGCATACCTTGTTCAGGAGCCATACCCTGTTCAGCACCAGGCATTAATTGCATATTTTGAGGAGCTTGTTCACCCATACCAACTTGCTGTTGCTGTGCTTGAGCTTCCATAGCAGCTTTCTGTTCAGGTGTAGGCTCAGGAGGAGCGAACGCTTCAACAATACTTTCAGACAGTGGAACACCTTTCTGACGGTCTTCAATAACTTTAGCAAGAATAGCTACACTCTTTGAAGGGTCTTGACCTTGAGCAGCAATAGCTGGAATAGATTGTGCAAGTCCCATAACAGACTGTTTAAGAGCTTCTTCCATATCTTCAATATCAATTTCACGTTTCTGATCTTCAGCGTCAATCTGAACAGGCATGTTTTTACGCATGTAGTCACGTGAGAACATTCTTTCAGCACGTGCTTGAAGAGCGAAAACCATCCAGTTGTTTGGACTTAAACCAGCCATCAAACCATAAGTAACATCAACAGTGTAGTCACCTTTGATAACTTTCTCTGGAGTGTATTTAATTTCGAAAGGAGTACCGTTAGCTGAACCACGTAAAGATTTCTCTGAACCAGCAAATACTTTTTCATCAACTTCAAAACAGAGTGAAACAATTTCAGTTAAAGTACGAGCCATAATAGCTTGGTGACCCATGATAGCACTATCATAACCACTCATAAGGGCTTGAACACCTTTACCTGTAACGATAGAAGCGTCAGAGTTTCCTGTACGAACTTCAGGGAAACGAGCACCTAACTGCATTTCACGTTCAAGCTGTTGCTGTTCAGCAAACGCACCTTGAGGAATATTCAAAGGAACACGACCAACACCTGCAGGGTTGTTAGTTCTAATAACAGCACCTTTACCTACAGGAACAGGTCCAACATCGTTAGGAACAACAAGAGGAGCTTGAACACTTTCTTTAGCTGCTTCCATAGCAAGCATAGCAAAACGTGCTTTAGCAAGCTGAACAAAGATAACGTCATCAAACTGACCACGAGGAACAGTAGTTGCACCAGGGCGTTGAGCAACACGCACCATAACTTTACCAATAGGGTTAGGAACTTTATCTAAAACAACTGTTTGAGAACCAACCATGAAAGCAATATCCCAATCTTTATCATGATAGAAAACTACTTCAATTTCGTTAGAGTTATATACACCATTCTGTGCTTTAATTTTAGCGTCAAGTTCAGGGAACTGAGCACAAAGTTCATCTTTAGTAACAAGCACACGCTGGAAGAAAGAAACCACACGACCAAAACGATCCATTTCAGGGTAACAACCTACAGGGTCCATAGCACGAATAACAGGCATACGAGCGTCATAATCTATTTCAACACGGTAAGGCTCGAAACCATAAGTCACATACCAGTCAGCAGCGTTATACATCTGCACTTGAAGATTAGAGTTAGTAATATAACCTAACGCTATTTTAGTTTTAAGAGTAGAGTTCTCACGAGAACGTTCAGAAGTCATAGAAGGAGAAGAACATGAGAATGTTGGCAACGGTGCAATAGCTTCAGCCATGTCACGTGCAGCAACGTCAATCATGTTAGCAACAATAGGTTCCTGATTAAGACCTGTAGTCTCAAACAAGTCAGGAGCAACTTCAGACATACGACCTTGACGTATCTGCAAAATCTGCATCATACGAATATCACGTTTGCTGTATCTATTCTTTATACGGTTAAACTTCTCCATGAGATGTTTAGGTGAAGGACCTTCCATTGGTTCCATTATATTTTCTCCTTATTGCTGTTATTTAAATGCTGCAGCACGTAAACGACTAGCTTTGGTTTCTACTTGATCTGAATTCTGAAGAAACCGTGCTTTACGGTCTTCCGATGTAGTGAATTCATTATCAACAAAGTTTTGTGCATTCTGACCACGCATGATTAACTGTTGAGCTCTTAACTCTGTAAACCATAACGCCATCACAATATCTGTTTTAACACCTTTAGGGGGTTGAGGTTGCCATACAACTAACTGCTCTATAAGAGAACGAACGTTCTGTGAAGAAGCGTTAGGTAGACTGATTAACTGGTTTTCAAACAAACCAGACATAGCCATAACACCAAAATCAGGGTCATGTTTATTTAAACCTGTAGTAGTGTGCTGTATAACTCTTGAACCACGTGAAGTAAGCCAAACGTTGATTTCAGGGTCCTGTGCAAGGAAAGCCTGGAAACCGTTACGTTCAATAGCCCATTCATTAACACCATATCTAATAGTGAAATCTTTAATAACGTTACGTATTTCTTCAGGTTTCATAGAAGCCTGGTTATGTATATCTATAACATAACGTTTAGAAGTATTAAAATCTATACCAAGAACAACAACAGCTGTGTGACCTACCGCTGCAGGGTCAAGACCTGCCACTATGTGCAGTCCAGACATGCCCTCAGCACGCCCTATATGCCCATCTGCGGGGATTAAACCTGCTTGACGCATCTGACATGCACTAGAGACAAGTTCGGCCTTAAAAACGCTATCCTCGGCTATCTGTTCCTGCTGGTAAATACGAGACCACTGAGCTGGAAGAATACCATCACGCACTTCAGCAAGAGTTTCACCATCCCAACGACGGAATAAACCGTTTGATTCAGCTTCTTCATCAGGATCTGCAGGGCTATCACTGTAAGCCCAAAGAGTTTTCCACAGTTTAGGTTCATCATCGAACTCTAAAACAGCTGGTTGAAGCAGATAAGTCCAAGGTTGAGTAGCACCAGTATAACGGTTAGGGTCACGAAGTTCAGAATATAAGTCTTTAGAAGCAATACGTGTGCCTACAACAAGCAGACGACCACTACGAGGAGCTAGACGAGAGCCAACAATACCAAGCAACCAGTCAATCTGTTTATCATATTCACCAACGTTAGTATTATCTATACAGTCATCAGCAATAATAAGGTCAGCACGAGCACCATACACTTGACCACGAATACCAACAGCCTGTACTGTAGGGTCTTTAGCTTCCGCTGAACGTCCCCCAATATAGAACTGGTTTGCTTTCCAAGAAACAGAACCTTCTTTGAAGCCTCCGCCAGTAGGAGCAAAATCATTCTGTAAATCAATATATTGTGGAGAGGTTAAACGTTCACGCATCTGTAAAAGGAACTGTTCAGCAAGACGCTGACCTTTAGAAACAATAATAACTTTAACGTCAGGGTTTTTAATGATACGCCACAGCACATAATTCACTGTAATAGTTGTAGATTTAGCGTGACCTGGAGGGGTGTTAATGATTAGACGAGACTCTCGACCTTTCTCATAAGTCATAGAAGAATGTAAATCTCTTGGTTCTCTTCCTTCAAGCATGTCAAACCATTGTAACTGGTGAGCGAACAGTTTCTGTCCTAAATATTTTTCACAAAACTCTGGAAAATCAGGAACTTCTTTCTTTTCAACAGTTCCTTTATCACGGGATACAAGGATTTTCTGGCGATCTATAGCGTCAGCGAAGTTTTTATCAGTCCTGCGATAGTAATCATAAGTCGCACGAGCTTTACCAACTAGTTTAGTAGCATCAACAATACTTTTACCCGCCCCAACAAGACGAATAATTTCTGCTTTTGCTTCATCAGCGGTAAGTTCTTTAACTTCCAAAACTATTTCCTTTTAGTAGGTGTGCTTTTCTTTGCAGGTGTAGCTTTTTTTGCAGTAGATTTTGTAGTAGAAGATTTACCTGCACGCACTTTGTTCTCTTTAGCAACATTTTTACCATGAGCAAGAGGCTGTAAGTTCTTCATACTGTCAGAACCTGCACGACCTTTATTGTCTTTATGGTCAACATCAATATTTTTAGGAAGTTTACCGTTCTTCGCTTCATACTCTACACGAGCTTTGTTAGAAGAAGTAGTTTTCCATGTGCCGTCAGCTTGTTTAGTTTTATAAACATAGATAGGGCGACCACCATTCTGTTTAGAACCTTTATAAGGTCCAAACTTTTTAACTTCAGCCATACTATTCTCCTTCAGGATTACAGGAACACCATGTTCCATCACCGCAGAAACATTCAAAACTGTCAAACGGTGCAGTGTCTTTATCTTTACAGCACATTATTTACTTGCCTTAGAACCAGTATTAGCAATAGCAAGAGAACCAAACGCTACAGCAGAGTTACCAACAACAGCAAGAGCAATCTTTAACCATGCAGGAATAGGGGCTTCAAGAGAAGAATAAGCAATAACAGTATTAGTAATAACGAAAGATACAAAAACATATAAAGCATAAGCAATTTTACGTGCTTTAGCTGAACTGATTATAGCACCAATGTCATTACCTGCAGAAACAATAGTTTCAGGAACTACAGTAGCAACATAAGGAACAGTTACTTCAGGGGTTGATACAACTTCAACAGGAGTAGCAACAGTCTCTACAACTGCAGGTGCAAGACCTGAAGAAGTTAAAGATGGAATAAAAGTAGCACCAGGCTGTGCTTCAATAACAGGTTCAACAGCTGGAAGTTGTTCAGAAGCGTCAGGTAGGTCAGTAGGGTTCATAGTTTTTTTTCCTTTGTAGTAGATTATGGGATTGTTACAACTTCACCAGGGAAGATGAGAGAAGGATTACCTGAAGACAGGTTAGAAGCGTTAAAGATTTCCATATAACGTGAACCGTCACCATAGAAACGTTCAGCAATACCCCAAAGAGTGTCACCTGAAACGATAGTGTAAGTCTGTCCGCCACCTGAAGCTGCAGGAGCAGAAGCAGCAGGAACATTACCACCAGGAATGTTTAACACTTGACCTACATAGATCATGTTAGGATTAGAGATAGTTCCAGCGTTAGCGTTATAAATGTCATGCCAGTTGATACCTACACGGTCACCAATGCCTGATAAAGTGTCACCAGGTTGTACAGTGTATGATGTTCCTGCAGTTACAGGAGCTGAAGGTGCAGGAGCAGCAGGAGAACCGCCACCTATAATACTTTGATTGTCAGGGCGAAGATAACCAAGCAAACCATTCTTTGTAAGGTTACCGTAATGTGCGTTACCTGGGTTCTGTGTTAAACAGTAGATGGAACCCCCACGGTCTTCCACAACAAGAGCAACATGGCTGTTAGGTCCGATTGCTGTGCCCCATTCCCAAAGAGCTACATCGCCATACTGTGCAGGCTGGTCAGCACCGATAGGTGTGAAAGCCCAGTTAAGGTTTCCACCAAAGTTGTGCCAAATCTCACAAGCATAACCTGGGTGATGATACACACCACCTGAGTTTGTAGAAGTCTGATACATGCTTGCCCCAAACAAAGTCATCGCATAGTCTGACCAAAGATCCCAACATTGGGGTCCCCAGTTACCATCAACGTCAATCGGTTGCCCGTTGCGTGTATCTAACCATTCTTGAAAGTTCATAACTTTATTCTCCTATATATTTTATTCCCCGCAGAGAAATTTACTTAGCGGCGTAGCCGCAATAAAAAATTTTTTTAACATACCATAAAACTATACATAATGTAAAGTAGAGATATTTTATATATACAATATTCGCACCTGAAGAAAGAATATCATACCGCTCCTTCACCTGGTATCGAACCAAGGTCGGTCGGTTAACAGCCGACTGCTTTACCATTAAGCTATGAAGGAATAAACACAACCCATACTATGTATAAACTATGTATAAAACTATGTGTTTTAATATCATACACATAGCCTGCCGTTACAAGTGAGAAAAACACCCACCAACAACCCCGTCAATGTTTCGCAGCAAGCCATCAAAGCATAAACAGCGTTACAAAACAGACACACCACACCTGAAGCGACAGCAACATATTAAACATATAAGAAATATATAACCAACATTAAATATTGGGGATCTATATTAAATAAATATTTATTATATATATACTATAAAGCGGTGATAAGACACCCAGTAAGACATAAAAACAGAAAAAACTTTATAACAATATTATAACATACATATCTATACAGCCGCCACATATATTATATCATATCACACCACCCCTGACAACACACATAGGCCTGACAACGCTACAACCCTTTATTTAAGCGGAAATTATACACTACAACTATGTATTTAACCGACATTTACGTCAGGGTATATATATATAGGGGTCGGCGTGGTTTAAAGACTGGGGGTCGATGGGAGGCCGTGGTTGTCCTGTGTGTGCTACATGTAAGACACTTGCCCGTGTAGGTGTAATAATATTTATGTAGAGTCCGCCCCGCCCGCCCGCTACATGTAAGACGCCCCGCCCTTTATGGATGTAAGTATAGACGCCCCGCCCGTGTAGGGTGTAAGGTTTCCCGTTGTCCGCCGTTATCTCCCGTGTGTTCCTATGATATCAGGTATATAAAGATATCAACAATATAATATATATAATATATATATGATATATGTTTAATATACGGCCCGCCAATGATTTCAGGATTCCCGCCCGATAATCCCCCTATGATTCAACACCTAACGAGGGTTAAAGGATGGTTTCCACCTGTTTTCCTATGATATCAGGCCCGCCCTGTTCGGTTTGTGTTGGGAGACTATAAAGGGGGGTTAAGGATTTCAGGTCCGCCGATGTGTGTTTTAGGTATAAAGAAGCCCCCTTGGCTGTATGCTTTGGGGGCGTTCCTTTGGTGTTCCGTGTTATTTACATGAATTATATAGTGCTAGTATATCTTTTAGCCATTCCATGCCGTTTTCAATTTCTTCGGGTGTTGCTTCAGTTTCTACTTTTGTTGCGGTTATTTTTTTATAGGTCCGCTGAATGGTTTTCCCTTTGTGTTCCACCGTAAGGATGATCATCCCGTCGGGTGTTGCTTCAGTTTCTACTTTTGTTGCGGTTAGCATTTGTTGCTCCTTTGTTTGTTGTAAAGTTTATGAAGTGTTTGATCGCTTTGGTTTCTGTCATCATTTTGTAGGTTCGCTGGATGGTTTCCCCTTTGTGTTCCTGTGTGATGGTGATCCCGTCGGGTGTGTGTGTGATTGTCATTTTATTCAGCCCCCTCAATTGTTTCTTCTTCGTCTTCAATTTCTTCGGCGTTCAATTCTATGATTTCATTGAGGGCTGTGAGGAGTCTCTCCGCTATAAGATAGATTGCGATTGTTGCGATTTCTTCGGCGTCTGTTGTTCCTTCTGGTAGGTAGTCGCTCACGTCTTCGCACTGTGCGGAAAGTCCTTGGAATAGTTCCCATTTTTCGGCGGTGTAAACTGGGACGGCATTGTCCGCCATTTCTGCGATATCGTCATCGGTTAAGGTGTAGCCGTTTTTTATGCTTTCCTCGGCTCGGTTTAATATAACGTCCCTGTATAGGTTCAACCATTCTTCGGCGGTGTTGTTGTTTGCTGAGCATTCCGCAAGGTCTGCCAAGTCCCATGTTGTGTATTGTTCAATTACTGTTGTTGCGGTTATAATGTTTAGCATTCTGTTGCTCCTTTAATATTTAAGGCGGTGTTGCCCTGTGCTATATATATCGGCCCTCCTATTTCTTTTTTAGAGGTTTCTTTAAGATTTTTTTTGTTCCACCGCTAGATCCCTTTGTTTGTAAGGATTTTATCTAGAAAGTTTTTTTTATTTTTTTTCTGTTTTTAGGTTTCTTTTTTTATTTGTCCCGTCCGTGTTGTTTTCGTGTGCCGTTTCTGTTTTATTTCGTTAGAGATGTAGTATATGATATTTTTTTTATGTCCTTTAAGTTCTGTTGAGGGTTTCTTTGGTGTCCCTTTAGTTTCCCTTTTGTCTATCGGTCTATCGGTTTCAGGTTTAAGCGTCTTACATGTAGCACACTTTAATTGTCTTACATGTAGCACACTTATAGTTAATGTTTTGCCGTGTCAAAAAAATTCCAACACAAACTCAACACAAACTTTTTTCGCTGTGGCGTCTGTTGAGGGCGTCTGTTGAGGGCGTTTTTAAGCTTTGGGACGTGTCGGACGTGCTATATGGTGGAGTAAAAACACCGCTGGATCCCTTTATTTGTAAGGATTTTATACTTTTTTAGCAATTGAGTTTGCTGGGACGCCGATATACTTGTTATGATAAAGAAACCTTGGAGGGTTAAAATGAGTAGTAAAGTTGTTAGATATGCGGTTGAGTTTGATGAAACTGCTGATGAATTCCTTACTCGTATGCGTGGTTATATGGAGTCTGAAACTTACGGTAATTTGAGGGGCCAATTCCTTAAGCGTTATGAGGGTCTGGCGGCGGCGTTTGATTACACCTTTGAGCTTACCGCTTGGATTGTTGTTAATGAACCTGAAATTGGTTTAGCGATTTCTCCTTATGGTGATCTTGATGATGAGTATTATGATGATGTTATGGATTTGTTTGATGAAGTTATGCCTGAGTTTGAGGTTTTAGCGGTGGAATATTTTGATACTATCGTTGCGTTAAACTCTGGTTTATGGACTCTTACTGGTATAGACTATTATAAAGATGCCGTGGTTAAAGCTATGGAGTTAAAGTTTAAAGATATTAAAGGTTATGAGTTTGTAGCTTAAAGTTGTTAAAGTCCTGAGTATGACGTGAAAAGGCTTGAACTAAAATTCTATCTAAAAAGCTGTAGGAGGCTAAAAATGTTTAAGGTTAATAAAGAAGTTGAAGTGTTTGAGTATGATGAACTTACTGAAACACGTCAGATGGTGGCGTTTAATGAAGCTGTGGAAATGGCGTCTTATATTGTTAATGGCGGCGAGGTTGTAGAAGTTGTTGAAGAGTTAATGCGTGAAAAATATGGTAATGGTGTATATCTAAAACACGATGGGCGTGAGAGTTATAAAGTTGTTGGAACTTTTAAGCTTACTGATGAAACTGCTATTGCTGAAGCGTCTAAATATGGCGTTGAGTTGGAAGTAGAAGTTGTGTATGCTGATAGAATGCTATATTGTCCTATGGGGGAGATCTCTATTGATGAGTTGGAAAATGGGTTTGATGGCGGGCTATATATTGGAGCGGTTGAAGCTGAAAACTTTGTTGAAGGACTCCATGAAGGTATCTATGTTATACAGTCTATGTCTGATAACGGTGTTGAACTTGCCGAAGAAGCGTCTTATGAGGCTGGTCGTCTGGTTGATAGTATGTTTGAGGAATGGGTTGAACAGATGGCTGAAAATGATGTGCGTGATTGGTATTACACCGCTAATGGTGGGCGTTATGATTTGATTGAAGATTTTGATTTGGAAGGTGTGAAATAACTATGAGTATCGTGTTAGAAAATTTAGATGAACTTGCTGTGTTAGTTATGAAAAATGAAGGGATTAATGAAATGGATGTTGTTGAGTTTGTAGCTGAAAAGATTATTTGTAAATATTATAACTCTGAAGTTAGGTGGGTTGATAAACAATTGGTCGGTTTTATAGATTATGTTAAACGTGAATATGGCGATGAACTATCGGTTGATTGGTTGCTTGCTGAAGGTAATAAACTTGTTGATGAGTTTAATGATAAACTTGTTGGGCTTGTATCATCCGCCGTGCTTTATGGTGATCGTGCTATTGAAGACGCCGTGTGGTTGCTTGCTGACAATGATAGTGGTCGTAATTTACCTGATTGGATTGTGCCAGACTTTGAGAAATGCTGGGCTGGGTTAAGCTACACTTATGAAATTTATGATACTTGTCTTTTAAGGACGGTGTAAAAAAATTCCAACACAAACTCAACACAAACTTTTTTCGCTGAGGCGTCTAAGGGTGGCGTTGATTTGTTCGGACGTGTCAAACTGTTAAACTGAATATTGTTAAACTCTATATGTTTATTGGGTTTATAGACGGCGTGAAACTTGAAAACTGATGGACGCCGATATACTTACTATAATTACACTGCTTTAGGAGGCGGAAATGTTGAATAAAAATTTTACTAAAAACGATTTGGTTGGACTTGTTAAAGAGTTTTACCGTGATGAATGTTTAGACTGTGATAGTGTCTTCATACAAGAGCTTGACGGCTATTGCGGATTTATCTTTGACGGTACTAAAACTTTAAAGTCTGACGGTAGCGTTTATCACGAAACTCGTGGCGTTGCTACTGTTGAAGGTAGAAACTTCTTCTACCGTTGGGAAGGTATCTTCTTCACTCCAGCTGATTTGAATGATGAAAATGCTGATATCAATTATGAAACTGCTACAAGTATCGTATTGAAAACTACTGAGTCAGGTTATGACGGCGATATTGTTAGCGTGTCTATTGACGGCGTGGAGGTTTTTGATTATGTTTAAAGATTCTTTAGAAACTGCTATGGACGTTAATGCTTGGGTTAGTCAGATAGGTATTGCTGTTGGTGAGGAAGACCGTGGAGCTGTGCTTGATATCAAAAATCGTATTCTTATGGACTATATCGGTAATGACGCTGATATTTATTCTGATTTGTATATGTTAGTGTCGGCGGTGTGGCTTGAAATGGCTTCTACTGATGCTGTAGCTATATATGATGAGTTTTATGATATGCTTCTACAGTTGAACCCTATCTTGCGTGTAGAGCTGGAAATGACGTTGAACAAAGCTTCTTATGAAGACGCTGCGGTTATGGTTATTCTTGCTGATATGGGCGGTGAGCTGGTTTGATGGGTAATGTGATAGCTGGTTTAGGTTTAGCTGGTATTGTAGCGTATATCGTGTTTTCCGCTGTTGTCCCTGCTGTTAATGCGTATAGTGATGGCGTTGAACGCCGTGTAAATAATTATGTTTATCAATTGAATGAAACTGTTGGAGGTTTTTAATTATGTTTGGTGTTAAAGAAATTACAACTCTTATTGTTGCTGGAGCTATCGGTGGCGTGTCTTTTGGAGGCGTTAATGAACTTGTTGCGTCTGTTGATAGTAAAGAATTTAGATCATCTGTTGGTGTTAGTGAAGTTGTTTATGAATGTGCTGAACGTGTGCTTGCTGAACACTCTGATGATGAACTGATTGCTTTGATTGAAGCTTCAGGTGATGTAGGTACTGTTAATGAAACTCCTGTACAGTATTCTTTGAAAGTATGTGCGGAGAAAGATCCGTTCGGATGGTCAGGAACTGACCAAGAGTGGGCGTTAGACCTTCTCAAATAGCCCTGTAAAGCCTTGTATGCCCTCCTAACGCAAGAAACCCCCCGTCGTGGTAGTTTATATCACTTCGGGGGGTGCGTGCGTTAGGAGCCAACACAAACCTTTTACGTCTAAGGGTGGCGTTTAATGAAGGTTCTCATTTAAAGCTATCATTCTTGATTCAGTTATGGTTGCTGTGTTTTTATGAACGTGATGTCCGCCTAACACGTTTGTCATTTTTTCAAGTAGCCTGTCTGTGCGTTTTTGGGCGGCGGGCGTGCTGATGTTTAACTGTTTGCCTATCTGTGCGTATGTTAAATCATCTCTGAACCTTAAAGCTAACATTAGTTGTTCTTGCTCTGTGCAGTCTTTGTAAAGGTTCTCTATCAACAGTAGCGTCGTTAGGAGGCGTCCTGTTCGTGCAAGTGAGTCTGCTTTTGCTTCTTCTGTTGTGTCCCACATAGCTTTTAACATATTTTTTACTGTTTCTTTAGTGTACATTCTTACTTCATCCTTTTTGATTGTCTCTTCTGCACAGTATGCTGCTGCTTTTTGTTTTAATACTTTAGTTATCTGTCCGTCGCCTGGGTTTTGACGATATTTTAAAACATATTTCTGGTTCTCTAACATCCAAACCATTAACTGTTGTTCTATATCTTCATTGTCCATTCGCCAATTATATCCCATTTTTTTAGCGATTTGTTTAGCTATACGCATTTCTGTGTTAGTTATTTTAATATCACTCATCGTTTAGTTCCTTAATTTTATCTGGCTGAAAGCCAGCCCAGTGGTTGTTTTCGTTTACATACACTACAGGGGCGGACATATAACCAAGGTTTAATACGAATTGTAAAGCGTCAACGTCTTCTTCTACATTTATTTCTTGGTATGGTATTTCTTCTTGTTTCATTAAACGTTTTGTAGCGTCGCATTGCACGCATTTTGGTTTGCTATATACTGTAATCATTTAGTTTCCTTTCATATTATCTAAACTATCTTTAGCTTTGTTTAAAGCATCTTTAATTATTTCATCTAACGGTGTTTTAGGTGGCTCTGGAATAATATTATCTAAATTATAGTTTGGTTTGCCTTTCAAATATTCTGTTAGTTGAGGGTTTTGTTGTATAACACTTATTAAACTATACTCTAAAGCACCAATATATGCGTGCTCTATGTCTGCTTTCTTTTTCAGTTTTTTAGGTTTAAGGTCTGATAATCCTATACAGGCGTGTAAGATTTCATGGAAGAGTGTAGTTTTTTTGTTCTCTTCTGACTGATCGTTTGCTATATAAATATATTGTTTAATATGGTCTGTATAACCTAAACATTCTTTATATTCGTCTTCCATTTCATCTTTGTTTGCTTCAATAATCCACCATACTGTGTGGAATATTTTTATTTTAGCTGGCATTTCACTCATTTATTTTTTCTCCTTAAAACAATAGATACATAATATTAGTTCTGAAGGGGTACGGTTTTCATACATAACTGTACCCCAAGCATGATTACATTTTTCACTCATCATTTTCTCCTTCTATATTTCTATAATCATTTATTGGATTAAAAA